ATCGGCCATTCGATTACGTTCATATTATATATTGCCGAGAGTTTGTCAACCTCTTCATTAAATATTTCCATTAATTGAGTCCGTTCCCGTTGAGTACCGATAAATGGAGTTCCTTTGTAGTACCCAGTTTTAGGAATTCTGCGACCTTCAAATTCGATAGGTAGCAATTTTACAACCGTATTCTTTTGAATTCCTAGTGATTGTAAGTGTTCAAAGTAATTTTTTACAAGTGCTTTAACCGCATCGACAGGTTTTTCTTGTCGACATAAGTGATGACGAACATCGATGTTTCCAAAGTATGTGATTAGGTGGTCAGTTCCTTCAGGAATATAAGATGCCATTCCTTCTTTCATAACTCCAAATAGGGTTTTACCATCATTTCGGCTAATATTTGCGCCCGGTTGGTATACTGAAACTGAATGGGAATCACCTAGGACAAAAGTTCCGGAAGCCAATTTTAATTCAATTGTTTCGGTTTCTTTACTCCTCTTTGTAAGTGCTTCAACATTAAGAGATGCCCATAGAGGTGAACATGATTTCATTCGACTTTGTGCGAATGCTCCAACATCTGGCATTTCTCGATTCAAACAATATATTGTTCCACCAAAATCTAAAAATCTTTTAATCCTTTCTGCTGGTTCGTCAGTGGCTCCACCAAATAGGTTATAAGACCCTTGGAATTCCATTGGAAGTGCTACTAACCAAACATCATATTGGTGAATATCTTCTGACTTTGTAAGTACTTCAGCATCCAGTCCTAGGGACCTTAATTGATTAGCTAATAAGAAAGCCCATGCACTTTTATGGCTGGCCTTCTTTGAACTATAAGTAGTTACAACATCATCGATTGCAATCTTCTTACCCTTTAATGAATCTAAAACTGTGTAAATATTAACCATTGTTTTGCTTTTCGTTAATGTAGTTGTCTAATCCTTGGATATATGCAACTGCATCTAATAAATTATCACGCTTGTGATTGTAAGACTCTCTACTGAATTTAAGTGCAACTAGTGCCATAAACATTTCGCGACCAGTAACATTAAGTCCGGTCATACCATTAAAAATCATTGCAGCTCTGTCCATACCTTCTGAGAAAGGACCATATTGTCTGTCTGCTTCTTCTGAGCGGTTATTAACTATTCCGCTTGCTTCGTCTAGAATATTCATAGTTTGTGTTTAAGTATTATATGTTATATATTGGTTTTGTTTTTTATGTACTTTAATTTGATATGTAAATATAATACTAAAAACGACATAAAAAAATCCTGACTAAAAAAGTTATTAACAATTTTGTCAGGATTAAATTATTACGGGATCGTTGTTCGTGATTTTCTTCCCGGCGGAATAACCCTGTTTAACGTCTTCGGCTTTGATTTTCGCGAGCGTCTACTAAACTTCGACCCATCCTACTTATCACCTATTGGGGTGGTATGACGTTTGTCCATTTTTTATCCTGGTTAGACTTCCATTTGCCTGTTATACTTGATACTATCTCTGTAATACGTTGGCTATCATAGCTGTGTGTACTTTTTGCTGTACCGATCCACCTGGTTCCAATGTTTGCTTACTTTATAAATTGCTTGTATGGATTGCTGTAAGGAACCAATTTTCTTTATATATCTTTAAACAACTGGAGCGTATCTCTCACTCAAAATTGTTTTATCCATGATTTGCTGTGGAGATTCAATGTCTCCTCCAAGTAAACTAGTCATAATTGCTGGAGAGAATCCTGAAACCAGTGCAGTTCCTTGAGTATCAAATGCAACCGGTACTCCTCCATTTCGGGATTGAATATTCCAGTAAACAATTTGAGGTACTTTGTAACCTGCATCGGCATACATTTGCTCAATCATTTGCTGAGCAGCTGGATTCCATTTTCCACCTTTAAATCTAGTACTGTAACCACCAGAAGAAACTGCGGCATTAAATTCCATATCCGATAGGATTAGGATTTTATTTGGCATTTTATCTTGCGATAGTTTATGCTTAGTGGCCTGATCTAAAATCAATTTGAAGGTCGCCTCAAGATCCGTTGACATTCCCCAATCGGAGTTTGACATCTGTGTGTAGCGATCACTCAATGAGCCACTTAATACTTGTAACTGCGGTTTACTTGAGAAAGTAATGAATGCATCTTTGAAAGGACCCACATTTCTTTCAGAAATATAAAGACCTAAAGAGATTGCAACATCCATACATGTTACAGATTTACTACCGCCTGCTGGGCAAGACATAGAACCTGAGACATCAACCACTGGTAAAATCATATCGTTTGCGCCTTCCATATAGTTTGGAAGAGCTTTCCATTGTTCGTTTGCTACGCTTGAGTTTCCATAGTTTAGAGACTTAGTCACGTCGTATGGGTAAACTGCACCTGCATTAATTTTAGCCTCACCTTTTACAAGAGAAGCAATATAGGCTGAATAACTTTCGTATGCGTTTTTACCAAATGCTTTTTGGTATCTTGCTGAAGCGACAGATGGTAATTTACCGAAGTCGATAGAATTCCAGTCTCCAGCACACATCTTAGTTTCAACTACGTTTGTTAAACCTACAAGAGATTTTCTGTATTGTTTTGGAGACATTCCAGTAAATTTACGTAACTTTTCAGCGATTGGTCCTTTACGTGGCATCCATTTTGCACATAAGCCGTTTTCGTTGATTATTGCATTTGAAATTAAAGTGAATGCTTGCTTTTCAAGATATGTTCCCGTTAAGACTAATAAATCATCCCAACGTCCGTACTCTGGGATTAGTTTTAAATTAAGTCTAAGAACCAAGTCATGGTTTTCTGCCAAATAAACTAAAATGTCCTTGAAAACTTGACGTTCTCCAGCTCCACCTCGAACATCTCTAGCCCAAAAAAGAAGTTTCATAGCACGCTTCGGATCTTCATTGAACGCTTTAGAGAAGGTTGCAATCAAACGTTGTTTGTCTTGTCCTCTCATTGCTCCAATGTTAAAGAAAAGGTCAACGCAAGCATTCAACGATGTCGAATTTGTCGCCATTCCATTTTCAGTTACCATGTCTTCTTGTCTTAATGCGTCTAAGAATTCCATTTTAATTTATTTTTAAGTTCGTAATTTATACTTATTGTTTTAATTTTGTTTCAAAAAGAGTTTGTTTTTTTAAAAATATTTTTAACCAATATAGATTTACAATCCATTCTAGCTCCTCTGTTTCAATATTGTCCTCTAGAGCGGTAATCATTATAAATGTATCAATCATTCTTTTGGCAGATTCTATGTGCCTCAGTGTAGTACATGATTCAATTGTCACGTTTATCTTTTCGGTAGCCAGTCCTGACCATCTTTCAAAATTTTCCGGTTTAAAAAAGTATTGCATCATTGTTAAATTAAAAAAACCTCAGTAATTATACTGAGGTTTTAAATATTGTTTCAATTCTTTATTAATATTCAAATGGTGGAGTTTGATATTCATTTTTATTAACAGCAAACCAATTTCTACCAATTAGATAATACCACCATCCTCTAGAAGAATCTATAACGGGGTACTCTCCTTTAATTGCATATTTTTTAAATCCTCCTCTAGAAAAGTATTTAGTTACTGGAGTTCCGTCTGGCCATTTTTTATCAGTTGATTGGGCATTTATCGATGTTCCATCAAATTTAGCTAAAACAATTTTAGCATTAAATCCATCTTCTTGTTCATCTTTTGCAAACACTTCGATTGCATCTTCAGTGTCTTCATTAAGAAATTCTTCAAATGTTTTAAACTTCTTTAAGAACTCTTTACGTCTCTTCTTTTCCTCTTCCTCTTCCTCTTTTGCATCTCTAGAACCCTTTGGAATATCTCCAGAACCTACTGATGTGGGTGAAGGTAGAGCGGTAGCTCCCATTCCTCCAATGCTATCAGGAGAAACCATCTCTTCAAGTTCATGATAACCGTCGTTTGCCTGTTTAATAAAATTATAGGACTGTGAAATGTGGTCTTGAATCCATCCCGGAAGGTCCTTCTCTTCTCTTCCAATTTTTTGAAGTAGTTCACCAACTGATTTTGAAATTGCATTAAGTTGACTCATTGCCATTCCAACTTCATGGTCTTCAGCCTCTGCAACACGGTCAGGTAATCCTTCATGTTTTGTGCTTGCAAAATCTTTCAACTGTTTAAGTGTCATAGAATCTGCTAGGTCTTTAACCTCTTGGCTAGCATCTTTAGGGTCCATATCTCCTTTTTTAAGAGCGTAGGCCATACCCATAAGTTGCTGTTGAGCTTTACTTGTACTTGGCATATTATTTTTCGTCTATTTGCATAATCTCAGAACCTCTGATTTCAACATTATTTTCTCCAATTTCAGCATCGAAAGCACCATAAATGTCTTCTCCACCTGCAATTGCGGTATTTAACATACCACCTAATTTATTCTTAAATTTGCTACCATCGACATCATCCATAAAACCAACATTAATTACAAAATCTCCAGCAATTCTAATATGTAATGGTCCACCGTCTCTATTTAATCCATTAACAGTGTCTGGCTCCCATGTTTTGTTTAATCCTTGAACATGAACAT